ATGGTCACTCAGTAGTGACTGATTATAGAATGCAAAAGCACAGCACGCAAAAGATCGATCCGAGTTTGCTGCAATTTTCTCCGTGGAACGTGAATTCAGTTGCGCCGGACAACCAGCGTAAGCTGGAGGAAAGCATTCGCCGCAACGGCATTTATCGTCCGGTGATCGTGCGCGAGCTGGAAGACGGCACCCTCCAGGTAATCGGCGGTGAGCACACCACGCGCGCCGCCATCTCGCTCGGATATACCGAGATCGATGTGTATAACCTGGGGCGCATCGATGAAAAGCGCGCCAAGGAAATCAGCGTCATCGACAACCAGCATTATGGTCACGAGGACGCGTTTGGCCTGGCAGGGCTGCTGAAGGAGTTCGACGGCAACGTGGAGGAGTTTCTCCCGATGTCGGACGCCGACCTCAAGGCCATTTTCAAGGCCACCTCGATCGATTTCGACTCGCTGGAGCTCCCGGACACCCTGGATGAGCCGCAGCCCACGTCGAATCCCGACGATGACCTGGCCGCCGCGCCGGTCACGCACACCTTCATGAAGTTCAAGGTGCCTCTGGGCGACGCCGAGTTCGTGCAGCGCTGCATCGAGGCCGTCATCAAGCGCCAGGGCATCAGTGGTGGCGACTCGCTCGCAAACGCTGGCGACGCCCTGGTCCACATCTGCCACAACTGGAACAAGTGATGTCCACCGCAGCGAAGCTGAAGCACCTCAAGGTCGAGATGTGGCCGATCGATCGGCTGATCCCCTACGAGAAGAACGCCAAGATCCATACCGAGGCGCAGATCGAAGCGCTGGCGAAGGTCATCACCAGCCAGGGCTGGGACGTTCCGATCGTCGTGGACAAGGACGGCGTGATCATCAAGGGCCACGGGCGTCGCCTCACCGCGATTCACCTGGGTCTGAAGGAAGTCCCGGTCATCTGCCGCAGCGATCTGACGCCCGCGCAGGTGAAGGCAGCGCGCCTGTCGGACAACCGCGTCGCGATGACCGACTTCGACACGACCCTCATCAAGGACGAGCTGAACGCGCTCAACCTGGAGGGCTTCGATATGGGCTCGATGGGCTTCGACGCCAAGGAGCTCGACATGATGATCAAGGATCTGGACACGGTGGACACCAGCGTGTTCGACGATCGTCCGACGCCGGCAAACGACGAATCCAAGAAGCCGGAAGGTAAGGATTCAACTTCCCCGAAGCCGGACCCGGTCCTGGAACTCGCGTCGGTGCTGGGTTTCAAGACCGTGCCGTCAACTTCCGAGCGCGACCTGATCAAGTTCCAGTCCTACGCCGAGTCCATGACGGGTGAGCGCGGGGCGGTCGCGTTCGCCAAGTTCTGCGGCAACGTCGTAGCAGAGATCGAGGCGCGCTCCTGATGGAACCGATCGTCCTCAACCGCACGTTTAACACGCGCCCCCAGAAGGATCCGCGCGTGCTCGAAGTCGCCCAGAGTTTCGGTCTGGGCCTCAGCGACAAGGAATTCGTCGTCTACGACGGCCTGGAAGTGCCGCTGGAAGAGGGCGACATCATCTACATCACGGGTCAGTCCGGCTCCGGCAAGTCCCTCGCGCTGCGTGACCTGGCTGCTGAGCTGGAGCGCCGCGGCTACCACGTGGGCAACATCGACCACGTGCAGTTGCAGGACTGCGCGCTCGTCTCACAAATCGGCCAGAACACGAAGGACGCGCTGAACCTCATGAGCCAGGCGGGCGTCACCGACGCCTATCTGTGGGTGCGCACACCGGGCGAGCTCTCGGACGGCCAGCGTTACCGCTTCAAGCTCGCCAAGCTGATCGAGTCCGGCGCCCAGGTGTGGGTTGCTGACGAATTCGGCGCGGTGCTCGACCGCGAGACCGCCAAGATCGTCGCGTTCAACCTCTCCAAGGCCGCCCGCAAGGCCGGCGCGATCCTGATCGTCGCCACCACGCACAACGACCTGGTGGACTACCTGGCGCCGACGCTGACCATCGAGAAGCTGTTCGGCGAGCGCGTCGAGGTTACGCGTCAGAAATGGATGTTGGTCGAATGAGCACCCTACAGGACTGTATGGAGCGCTTCCGCAACCCGAACGGGAACTACGATGGCGCGGCGTTCTTCGCTGAGCTGACCGGCATCCCGAAGGAAGAGATCCTGTGGATGGCGAAACGCACCAAGGAGCTCCTGGCGAGCGGCGTCGGCCGACACGAAGCGGTTCGTCGCGTGAAGCTGGAAGCCGCTCAGAAGCCGTGGGAGAGCGCCCAGTGACGTGGCAGATCGCGCGCGACCCCAAGGCCAGGCCTGCCTTCCCGATGCTCGCCGACATGGTGATCGAGCCGGGCACGTCTGAAGACTGGGAGCAGCTGCACGAGTTCCACTACAAGTCGGAGGGCAGGGTGGCTGGCGCCCGCTACTACCGCGTCGCCCTGGGCAAGCGCCTGGTCGGTGTCGCGGTCATGTGCTACCCGCGCGGCCTGCTGCGCGATCGGCACAAGGCGTTCCCGGACATCAAGCCCGGCGGTGGCGACACGAAGATCACGAATACCTATCGGTATAAGTTCCTCAACGCCGCTTTCGGACTCAACGCCCGGACCGTGAATGACACGCTATTCCGCGGCGTCGGCGTGGGCTACCGGATGCTCAACCTGGCCGCACGAATGGACGGTCGGAAGTGGTGCGAGATCCAGTCGTCGATGTCGGCGTTCAATCAGTTCGCCCATCGCGCAGGGTTTCGCTTCGTCACACCCGAGCCGCCCAAGCACAAGGATGCCGCAATCGCGCTGTATCGCCGCTGGTTCGACGCGGATCCTGTTGACCAAGTGAGCCTCATCGAAGAGTTCGAGGCGATGACTGGCGTGATCCAGGCGCGCGTGCTGACGGACCTCCGAGCGTTCTACTACAAGCACTCCGCGCTGGAGAAGACGGGCAAGAACCGCGACAACGGCACAAGCCGCGTGGACGCGATGCCGGTGGGTGAGCTGATCAAGAACCTGAACCAGATGGCGTTCGCGACTCCGCTGTATGGGGTCTATCGCAATCCGGACTACGACCGGGAGCTGCCGAAGCAGTTGCCCCTGATTGCGTTCGACTGGCAGTCGCCGGACGAGCCGTTGAAGTTGGAGAACCTCTGATGCGCATGACCACGAAGCAGGTGGCACTGATGTCCTGCCTGGCCGACAAGAATCCAGACAACACCTACCTGGATCTCGACCAGTTGCTGGAGAAACTCCGGGGTGACTACAAGTGGGAAACCACGAAGCCGAGCCTGCAGTTCTCGATCCGGAGTCTCGTGCGCGAAGGGATCATCGAGAAGGAAGCTCGGGAGAAGCGCCGGGGTCGTCAGCGAGCTGTGCTCAAGCTGACAGACCTGGGAATGCGGGTTCTGGGTCGGTGAGGCCGGCTCCGTTTCCCTTTACTTTATAAGTCACTCAGCAGTAAGTGATTGAATTATAAAGGTTTAACAAGAACCCCTTAAGTATTATAGATAGAAAGGAGCAAAACGAACGGCCCGGATCCGGCTGACCCGGCTGACTTGGGATGACAGGAAAGAAGTGCCCGGAAATTTCGTCCGGAAAGTAACTCACGAGTGACTATAATACCTCCAGGCCCGGTGAGAACCTCCCGGACCTTGCATGGGAAAACGCACTCGCGGAGCTGCTCACCTCCTCCTCTCTCCAGCAGCCCGCGAGATTTTTCCGATCCTGCCGTCGTCGATCGACGATGAAGATGCCTCCCCGTAAGACCTCCAAGAAGCAGAACCGCCGACTCAGTCCCGCTGAGTGGATCGCGGCGGAAGAGCTGTATCGCCAAGGCTGGACCCAGGCGCAGATCTCCGACAAATACGGCTGCCGCATCGAGACCGTTTCGCGGCACATGACCAAGCGCAACATCAAGGGCGGCGAGAGCGCTGCGACCGTGCGCGAGGAGCTTGCCGCCGCCCTGGCAAAGAAGCAGCGCGATTTCGCTGAAGCCAAGGCGCAGCGTCAGATCGACTCGAAGGAAATGCTCTACAAGATGACCAACATCTTGGTGGGCACCTTCGCCAAGGAGATGCGCGACGCTCAGGCGGCTAATCACAGCCTTGCCGCACTCGCCGGCTCCGCCAAGGCCCTCAAGGATGCGCTGACCTCGCTCAAGCTGGGCCGGGAGGAGATGTATGTCCTCCTGGACATCGACGACGCTGCGACCAAGGACGAGCTGCCGGATCTGAGCGTGTCCTCCATGACCCTGGAGGAAGAAGCAGACCTGCGGTCACGCGTCGCTCCGGATGACGACGACGAAGACGACACGCTTGCCGACCAAATGAGCGAGGTGGTCGAGGCCGTCGATCGCGCCGTGGAGAACACGCGTGGCCGATGAGAGTCGGATCGTAATCCCGGACAAGCTCCACCGGGGCCAGATGCAGATTTACAACGACGACACCCGTTTCAGGGTTGTCGTCGCGGGCCGTCGTTTCGGCAAGACACACCTGTTGCGCGCCGAACTGCGTCGCCAGGCCGCGAAGAAGAAGAACGCCAACGTCTGGTATGTCGCGCCGACCTACGGCATGGCCCGAGAGATCATGTGGGACGCGCTGAAGGGCGCGATTCCGGACGAGTGGGTCCGGAAATACAACGAAACCCTGCTGAAGTGCCACTTGGTCAACGGGTCCACGATCACGCCGAAGGGCGCCGACCGTCCGGACACTCTCCGCGGCGTCGGTCTGGACTTCGTGGGCCTGGATGAATACCAGGACTTCCGCCCGTTCGTGTGGGACCAGGTGCTGCGCCCGACGCTCGCGACGACGCAGGGCGGCGCGCTGTTCATCGGCACGCCAAAGTCCTTCAACCACTTCTACGAGCTCTACCGCAAGGGCGAGAAGCAGCGCAATCGAAAGCGCCCGGAATGGAAGTCGTGGCAGTTCCCCACGATCATGTCGCCCTTCGTGCCCGAAGCTGAAGTCGAACAGGCACGCCGAGATCTGGATCCGCGCACGTTCCGCCAGGAGTTCATGGCGACGTTCGAGACTATGAGCGGTCGCGTCTACTACCCGTTCGAGCGGAAGCGGCACGTCGGCCAATACAAGTTCAACGACAAGCTGCCGATTTGGGTGGGGCAGGACTTCAACATCAACCCGATGTCCGCCGCGATCATGCAGCCGCAGCCTAACGGCGAGGTTTGGATCGTGGACGAGATCGTTCTGTATAACTCGAACGTCTCCGAGGTTTGCGATGTTCTGGACCAGCGTTACTGGCGCTACCAGAACCAGGTCACGATCTTCCCAGACCCGGCCGGCGGCTCTCGTCAGCATGCCCGCGGCGAAAGTGCGCTGGATATTTTCCGTGAGCGTGGATTCACTCGAATCCTAAACCGCAAGAAGCACCCGTTCGTCCAGGACCGGATCAACGCCGTGAACTCGATGCTGTATTCGGCAGACGGCACCGTGCGTATTCGCGTGGACGAAAGCTGCCGAAACGTCATCGAGGGCTTCGAACAAGTCATTTACCGCGGCGATACCAACGAAGTAGACAAATCGCTCAACAAAGAGCACGTGCTCGACGGTATCGGCTACTGCATCGAATACAACTTCCCGACTCGCAAGGTGGTTGTGTTGGGTGTTAACATTTGACCTCAACATCAGTCACGACTGAGTGATCTATATATGCCCGATGTAAATGTTCCAGCAATCCCGACCGAGCAGAAGGTGCTCAAGGATCTGATTGGCCGGCGCCATCCGGAATACAAGGCGAAGCTGGAGCACTGGGACTTCCTGCACGAGACCTATCTCGGCACGCGGTCCTGGTTCGGCAAGCACATCTTCAAGTTCAACCGGGAAGGCGACGAGACCTACAAGGGGCGCGTCGAGCGTGCGTATCGGTTCAACCACACGCGCGAGGTGGTGGACCTGGTGAACAAGTATCTGTTCAAGCAACCGCCGGCACGCGCCACGGATGTGTCGGAGGCGCTCAAGCGTTTCCGTGCCCGCGCGACCATGAGTGGTCTCGACCTGAATGAGTTCGAGCGCCAGGTCGGCGCCGCGTCCTCGATCTTCGGCCGCATCTACGTGGTCCTAGACAACAACTACAAGGGCGAGAAGCCCCTCACGCTCGCGGAGGAAAAGTCCGCGGACGGGCAGCTCTACGCCTACATCATCCATCCGGACAGCTTTCTGGACTGCGGCTTCGACAAGTTCGGCCAGTTCTCCTGGGCGCTCCTTCTGGAGAACGTCCGCGACGACGCCGATCCGTTTACCAGCTCGGGCGGCACGATTAC